GAATAGGTACCTATGGCCGTTCGATTCAGTCCCGCGCGCGTGCGCGAATGTAGAATAAATCTAGATAGTCGATCGGCATTGTGCGACGTATATGCGACATGAATAACGGCGCCTGGCGTTTTCCTTGATGAATAGTGAATGAATCAACTGATTAATAATCAGTTACGCATGAAATCGAGTAGAAAAAAGCCAGTTGTACTTAGACTAATTCCAGAAGGGGGAGTGCCGGGGGGAGGGGGGCCGGGATTTTTTCCGCCGTCATGGATCTGCGGAACCCTTGCGCCCGACTTTTTATTTTTAAAAATATCCAATAAAGAACTCTTTTTTAATCAATAGGTTACGAAATTGCCATCACCATTCGGAAATAGCAACAACATTGATGTGATGAATAAACTTCTGTACGGGGATGCTCCACTGAATCCCCAAACGTACGAAGAACACCTGCGGGCATTGCGCCCCCGGTACGCGAATTTTGTCCGGAATGTTGTCGCGGGGCAGACACAAATCGACGCCTACCTGAATGCCGGCTTCAAAGCTAGCAGGAATAGCGCCCAAACAACGTCGTCCACGCTCCTTAACCGGCCCGAAGTCGCAGCCGCAATCAAGCAAGGGCGCGTCGAAGCAGCCAAAGAATCGAAATACGAATTGGAAGAATTGGTGGCGGAGTTGAATGACGTGGCGCAATTCGCCCGCGACACCAAGAATGCGACCGCGTATGCCCGCGCTGTGGAGCTAAAGGCGAAAGTTCTCGGCCTTTTGGTGGAGCGTTCCCAGGTCAATGTGAACCAGACGGTCGATCTGACGGGCCTTTTACTGGATGGCTACGAACGCGTGAAGTCCCTTGGCCCGGCGGAGATCGTGACCGATGTTCTCCCGGAACCGGCGGAGCAGATAGCACATGAAGCCTAGCCCCCTGACGTACTCGGCAGCCGATGAAAGGCGCCTTATCGAAGCGATTCTCGATCCCAAGATCGCGGAAGATCCCGAAGCCTTTGTGATGTTCATGTTCCCGTGGGGTAAGGAAGGAACGCCGTTGGCCCACCATAGCGGGCCGCGCACCTGGCAGCGGAACACCTTGCGCGAGTTGGCGAACCGGATCAAGGAAAATCGGGGCCGCATGGATATTGGGATGCTCCCGGAAGTGTTTCGTGAAGCCGATGCGTCGGGCCGCGGTATCGGAAAGTCGGCCCTGGTATCGTGGTTGGCCCTTTGGAACATGAGTTGTCACATCGGGTCCACGACGATCGTGACCGCCAACACCGAGCAACAATTAAAATCCCGCACCTGGGCGGAGTTGGGCAAATGGCACACCCTGTCATTGAACCGGCATTGGTTCGATCGGAGCGCGTTATCCCTGCGTCCGATGCCCTGGTTCGCCGAATCGGTCCAGCGCGACCTGAAGATTGATACTGGTTATTACTACGCCCAGGCGCAACTGTGGTCGGAAGAGGAACCGGATGCGTTCGCGGGCGTTCACAATCCGCTGGGATTGGTTGTTATTTACGACGAAGCTAGTGGTATCCCCCAGCCGATCTGGACCGTGACGGAAGGCTTTTTCACCGAGCCGGTGTTGCATCGGTACTGGTTCGTGTTCAGTAACCCGCGCCGGAATACCGGGGCATTCTTCGAGTGCTTTAACAAGTTCCGCGGCAACTGGCAGACGCGCAATATTGATTCGCGCACGGTAGAAGGGACCGACTTGGCGGTGTATCAGCAGATCATCGACAAGTACGGGGCCGATTCGGATGAAGCGCGCGTCGAAGTTTACGGCCAATTCCCCAGGCAAGGCGATCGTCAGTTCGTTTCGCGGGAAACGCTTGAAGATGCCGTCAGCCGGGAATTGGTGGCGGATCCGTATGCGCCGCTGATAATGGGGATCGATATCGCCCGCTTCGGTGCAGATAAGACAGTTTTCCGTTGGCGCCAGGGTCGGGATGCCCGGTCCATCCCGGCGGTGAAGTTCAAGGGGCTGGATAACATGCAGGTGGCGTATGAGGCCGCCCAATGGATCGACCGCACGCGGCCCGATGCGGTTTGCATTGACGCCGGCAACGGGACAGGTGTTATCGATCGATTGCGGGAACTTGGCTATCGCATCACGGAAGTTTGGTTCGGGGCCAAGTCGGATGATGAAGAGTGGGCCAACAAGCGCACGCAACTGTGGGCGCGCATGCGCGAATGGATGCGGGGCGGGGCGTTGCCGGATGACCGGGAACTTCTGGATGATATCGCCGGGCCGGAATACAAGTTTCAGGGTACTTCGGATCGAATCATGCTTGAATCCAAGGATGACATGAAACGCCGCGGGTTGGCTTCACCGGATGATGGCGATGCCCTGGCGGTTACGTTTGCCGTGAAACCTGCCCGCCGGGATGCACCGACGGGTCGGCGGCGTCGCCAAGTCATTGCGGATGGCGTCGGGGAAAGCCCGTTCAAGAATCGAAAACGCCAGACTACGGGAGCGACCTACACCAACGAAAAGACGATGCAGGACGAATGGAACAAGGAGCGAATTGCGCGCGGGCGCCGTGATGCGATATAATAAACGTGATGTGGAAATAAAAACTGGATTTCCCAATGACTTCGTTTTTTAAACCGAAAATGCCGGCTGCCCCGGCACAAGTTGATCCCACCAAAGATCCGAAAGCCATAGCGGCTGCGGCTGAAGAAGCCAAGCGCCAGCGCCGATTGGCGGCTGCCGGGGGTCGGGCATCGACCATGTACACGGGCGCCCAAGGTGACACAAGCGCCGCAAACGTATCGAACAATCAGCTTTTGGGTCAGTAAATGACTGAACAAATTGCCCAGGATTTAGTCCGGGAATACGGATCCGCTGTCGCGGATCGTGCTAATTGGGATTCTCATTGGGAAAGCATCGCGGAAGTATTGCTTCCCGGTTACGTCGGAATGTTTACCGGCGGTGGCAACCGTACTGACGGCGCCCGCAATACCGAGAATATCTTCGACTCCACGGCCCCAATCGCCCTGACGCGATTCGGTAGCGTGATGGAATCCATGCTCACGCCACGGAACCAGACGTGGCACGGGCTGGCCCCGATGGTCTACAAGTTGCTGAGTGATCGGCAAACACGGTTGTGGATGGAAGAAGCCCGCAACTTGTTGTTCCGGTATCGCTACGCTCCCAAGGCCAACTTCGCGGGTCAGACGGCGCAAGTCTATATGTCGCTGGGTGCTTTCGGTACTGGCGCCCTCTTTGTCGATGAACTGGATACCGAACCGGGGCTTCGATACAAGTCTATCCCCCTGAATGAATTGGTCCTGCGTGAGAATCACCAGGGCGTCGTTGATATCGTTTACCGCCGGTTCCAGTTGGACGCGCGCCAGGCCATCCAGAAATTCGGGATGGCAATGCTGCCCGACAAAATCCTGGAATGCGCCAAAGGCGATAGCAAGAAACAGAATCAGAAATTCTGGTTTATCCATTGCGTCAAGCCGAATTCCGATTACAACCCGGATCGCCTTGATGCGGGTGGCATGAAGTACAAGTCGGTTTATGTCTCGGAAGACGGGCCAGCCGTTGTAAAGCAGGGTGGGTATGTAACCTTCCCGTATGCGATCAGCCGCTACACCCAGATGCCAGGCGAAGTATATGGCCGCAGCCCGGCGATGGACGTACTCCCCGCCATCCTGACGCTGAACGACGAAAAGAAAACGATGTTGAAGGTTGGCCATCGGGCCGTGGATCCAGTGTTGTTGGTCCACGACGACGGCATCATTGACACGTTCTCCCTTCGGGCGGGTGCCATGAATTCAGGCGGTGTGTCGGCTGACGGAAGGCCGTTAGTGCATACCCTGCCGACGGGGCGCCTGGATATCGGCGAAAAGATGATGGAACTGGAACGAACGGCGATTAACGATGCGTTCCTGATTACGTTGTTCCAGGTTCTAGTTGAATCCCCCCAGATGACTGCCACAGAAGTCATTGAACGGACCCGCGAGAAAGGCATGTTGCTTTCTCCGACGATGGGCCGTCAACAGTCGGAATTCCTGGGGCCATTAATTGAGCGTGAGATGGATCTGATGTCTCGCCAAGGATTGCTGCCCCCGATGCCGCCGAGCATGCGGGAGATGGGAAGCGAATATCAGGTCGAGTACACGTCGCCATTGGCGCGAGCGCAGAAGGCGGAAGAGGCTGGCGGGTTCATGCGCTGGGCGGAGGCCGCGATGAATATGGCCGCTCAAACGCAAGATCCGTCCGCAATGGACTGGATTGATGTCGATACGGCAATGCCGGAATTGGCTGATTTCATGGCGGTGCCGGCCAAGTGGGTGCGTGATCCTGCAGCGGTGAAGTCAATTCGGGATAGTCGTCAGCAACAGATGGAAACGCAACAGATGGTTGATGCTGCCCCCGCGGCGGCATCGGTAATGAAGTCCGTACAAGGGGCAACGAAGAATGGCAAAGGCAACTGATTTCATGCTCGGCCCGGCGAATCGGGATTCGGAAGATCTTCCGGATGATCAGAAAGATCCGGAGAAACGGCAACCAATGGGACCGGGATCCGCTGCACTAACAACCCGCGTTCGAAACATTTTCGGTAAGTATGCCAACAGGGTTCAGATGGAAGGCCAGGAGGCCGCCGCCTGGCCTGATTGGCTGGAACAGAAAGGCTTTGGGCTTGATGACAAAGGCAATGTTTTCAAGTGGAAAGGTCCGAACAAGAAAGTACCTGATCAGCCCGTATGATCCGATTAGACCTTCTCGAAGAGGCTTTACATTACGGTGGATACCTCGAAGTGAAGGACAACCGGCTTTCGTTAACAACTGAACTTTTGCCGGATGAATTAGTTGAACGGCTGCTTAAC